GTCTTACAGCACACCAAACCTACGACGTGTATGTATACATACACCCCTAAAAACACCCCGCCCCCTTGCAAAAAAACCTCAAAAAATTAAAAAACGTATGTACAATACGTGTGTATACATACATTTGGAGCTTAAAATGAAGCGATGGAACCTGTATTTGCCCGAAGAATTGATCGAAAAATACCGTGTTTTGGCCACCCAAAAGGGCGTTTCCTCGGCTGAAATGGCCAGAATCGCCATGGAAAAGTACTACCAAGCCCTCGAGAGAGCCAAAAAACAGGCTTCGGAGGCCGCAAATGTCGCTTGAAGACACCTCCATGGACGACCTGCCGCTGGAATACAAGCCAAAAACGGTGTCGTTTCCCCAGATAAGTGAAGAGATGGTCGCTTCTGTCGCCTTGGGTATGGAGGATGAGCTGATTGTGGCCAGTCGGCATGGCATGTCGGTCGAGGAGTACACCGAATTGGCTGCGCAGCCGTGGTTTCAACTGCAAGTTCAGATGAAACGGTCAGAGTACGAGAAAAACGGCGTCACGTTCAAGGCCAAGGCTGCATGGATGGCCGGAGACCTACTCGATCAGGTGTACCTCAGTGCGGCGTCGACCGATGCCAGCCTCAGCCAGAAGCACGAAGTCCTCAAGACGCTCATCAAGGCTGCAGGGCTGGAGCCAAAGGAGGAGAAAGTCAAAGATGTGGGCCCGGGGTTCAGTATTTCTATCGACTTGGGCGGTGGGCAGTCCGTCAGCCTGACTAACCAGCAGAGCTTCACACCCGTTACACTGGACGCTGAGGTCAAGGAGATCAAGAATGCCTAAATCAAAGCTCGAGACTAGACTGACACGCCAGATCGCCGCACGCGGTGAAGACGATGCCAAAGAGATTGCTCGCGGACTGCTCATCAAGCGTGGGCACATCAAGTCCGATGGCACGCTCACGGCTGCTGGTAAGAAACGCCAAGACTTGGGTAACGGTGGTCGGGCCAAGGACCGCGAGTCGAAGTACTCTGGGGGTAAGAACAAGCCCAGCGACTACAAGTACAACGCCAAAACCAACGCGGCGACGCTGAAAAAATGACCGGCTCCTACGAGCGCACCGCGAATAGACTGCTGCGCGGACAGCCGAAACCTCAGCCATTTGGTATGCTGGTTGGCCACCACTTCTGGACCGGACACAAGAGTCTTCACAAAACCAGCCAGAGCCGTAAATGGCGGTTGTTCTGGCGTTTGAAAGCGAAGCGAGCATGAGCAGCACATATAAACCGACCGAAACACAGCGCGACTTCATGCTCGACGAGGCGTACGTCCGCGTGCTGGCGGGGCCAGTTGGCGGTGGCAAGTCGGTCACGTGCGTACACGAGCTGGTGCGTATGGCCTGCGGGCAGGCACCGAACGCCAAGAAAATCCGCAAGACGCGGGCTGCGATCGTGCGTAACACGGCGGACCAGTTGGCGCTGACGACTCGAAAGACGGTGTTTGACTGGTTGCCCCCGGGCGAGGCTGGCATCTGGAAGGCTGTGGAGAAGACGTTCATCCTCATGGCGAACTTGCCGGACGGTACCAAGGTGGAGTCGGAGTGGCTGTTTATCGCGCTGGATACGCCGGACGACGTGCGTAAGGCGCTGTCGCTGGAGACCACGTTCCTGTGGGGTAACGAGAGCCGAGAGCTGCACCCTGATGTTGTAGACGGCCTGCTGGGTCGCCTGAACCGATACCCGTCGATGAAAGACGGCGGGCCCACGCGGTCGTGTGCGCTGTTCGATACCAACATGCCCGATGAGGACACGTGGTGGCACAACAAGATGGAAGAGCCGCCATCGAACTGGGCGGTGTACAAACAGCCAGCTGCGATCATCAAGCCCGACGTGTACCTTGAGAAGTTTGGCGAAGAGGCCGAAGAGGTGCTGCTCGATAAGGACGGCGCTGAGTGGGTCGTGAATCCCGAGTGCGACAACTACAACAACCTGCCTAAGCAGTACTACCCCAACATCATCCCGGGCAAAACCGAGGACTGGCTGCGGGTTTACCTGCGCTCGGAGTATGGCCGCAGCCTGTCGGGCACGCCGGTGTACGAGAAGACGTTCACATACGATTTCCATGTTGCCAAAGAGAAAATCAAGGCGATACGCAGCGAGGACTACCCGGTGATCATCGGTCTGGACTTCGGGCGCACGCCCGCAGCAGTGTTCAAGCAGCGCGACCCACGCGGGCGCGTCGTGACGCTGGCTGAGCTGACGTCGGAGAACATGGGCATCGAGACGTTCTTGCGGACGAAACTGAACCCGTTCATTGCGAACAACCTGCAGGGGTGCTCGTTCGTCGTGGCCCCGGACCCCGCAGGGTACGCCAAGCAGCAGATGGGGGAAGTGTCGCTTGTGGATATCGTCAAGCAGGCAGGATTCAAGTGCCAGAAACCACCGACGAACGACCCGGAAAAGCGAGTTCAAGCCGTCGAACGCTTGCTTGTCCAACAGTTGGAAGGTAAGGCGATGTACCTGATAGACCCGGGATGCACGACGTTGATCAAGGGGTTCCGGTATGGATACCGGTACAAAATCAAGAAGTCCGGCGAGATGGAGGACAAGCCAGATAAGAACAGCTTTTCCCACGTCCACGACGCCAACCAGTACGCCGACTCCGTGATCGACATGAATATCCGGGGCGGGACGCTTAACACCGGCAGGCGTGAGATCAAGAAGTCCACATATGCCTACACTTGACCCCTTGACATGTCGGCGTACAATCGGGTAATCGCCCTTACAGACAGGATCACCACATGAGCCAGATGACTACGAACGCGCTCAACACCAAGACAGGTTGGTTCGAGCAAGTGCATGGCTCCGCAGGTCGACTGTTTGTCGAGGACGGCAACTCGGCGTTCTACGAAGGCCGTCAGTATTTCACGTTCAGTGAGTTCAGCATTGCTCAGGCTGCTGTTGGTGTGTACAAGGTGGTGATCACGGAAGACGTGATCATGCGCGACTTCTTCGTGCAGCTAGGTGTGTCGGCGGCTCGGGTCGAGATCGTCGTTGGGGGCACTGAGGGTGGGACGTTTGACACGCCGCTGACTCTACAGAGCACGAACAACATGCTGCGCACACCGGTGCGCCCGTCCACATCGGTTATGTCATACGGCGGCACGCACACAGGCGGCACAGTACTTGACCTGTTCGTGTTGAACTCAGGCAACAACCTGAACCAAGCCGTGGGCTCACAAGGTGGCGAGCAGTTCCCCGTGGGGTTCCCGCCCGGTACGTACTACGTGCGCATCACCAACACCGGCAACGCGACGGCGACAGGCCTTTTCAAAGCCCGCTGGACAGAAAACCCGAACTTCTAAGGCAGACTCATGGCCACAGGCATCGCACTCATCCCCGTCGCTCGCAGCTCCGATCTGGAGCGGGAGTCGCAAAAACGCAACACCGACATGCAGGCTCAGCCTGTGATCCAAGGGTTGGCCGCTCACGCACGCAAGCGCTGGGAGTCTGCCCGCGAAGCCAAACGGACCATCGAGGAGCGCATGCTGCAGTGTCTGCGCCAGCGCAACGGTGAGTACGACCCGGACAAACTGGCCGACATCAAGCGCCAAGGCGGCTCGGAGATTTACATCCAGCTGACATCGGTCAAGTGCCGAGCAGCGACGAGCTGGTTGCGGGACACGCTGCTGGGAACTGGCACAGACAAGCCGTGGAGCCTTGAGGCGACACCTGAGCCCACCATGCCCCCCGAGATCATTCAGGAGCTGATGGCCAGCATGCAGCAGCAGTTGCAAGTCATGATGGAGCAGGGCTTGGCCATGCCGGACCCCACGCAGTTGCGCGAGACCGCCCAGCAGATGAAAGACGCAGCAATGCGCAAGCTGCGCGAAGAGGCCAACGAGCGCGTTGACCGCATGGAACTGAAGATGGAAGACCAGCTCATCGAAGGTGGCTGGACAGATGCGCTGAATGCGTTCCTCGACGACGTGGTGACATTCCCCTATGCCGTACTGAAGGGCCCTGTCAAGCGCAAGCGCAAAACCATGATGTGGCAAAACGGTGAGCTTGCGCCCACCGAGGAAATCCGCAACGAGTGGGAGCGGGTTGACCCGTTCATGTTGTACTGGGCCCCATGGTCCTCAGACATTCAGGACGGCTTCATCGTTGAGCGTCACCGCATGACCCGTGAAGACCTGCAGGCCTTGATCGGCGTGCCCGGGTACAACGACGACGCCATCCGCTCAGTACTCAACTCCTTCGAGCTGGGCAACCTCAACGAGTGGCTGTGGACCGACAGCGCTCAGGCGACTGCCGAGGGCAAGGACACCACCCAGACGATCTTCACGACCGACCTGATCGACGCGCTCCAGATGTGGGACAGCGTGCCGGGTAAGGACTTGCTGACTTGGGGCCTGTCCGCCAAAGAGATTCCTGACCCAGACCTGAACTACCCCTGCGAAGTGTGGCTGGTGGGCTCCACGGTGATCCGCGCTGTGTTGAACTACGACCCGCTGGGCCGCAAGCCGTATTACGTGACATCGTACGAGCGCGTTCCGGGCGCTGTGGCTGGTAAGGGTGTGGCCGACTTGTGCCGTGACTCTCAGAACATGGTGAACGCCGCTGCTCGCAGCTTGGCCAACAACATGGGTATCAGCTCTGGCCCGCAGGTGGGTGTCAACGTGTCGCGCCTGCCCCCGGGCGAGGACATCACCGAGATGTACCCTTGGAAAATCTGGCAGTTTCAGAGCTCTGAGTTCAACGACGGCTCGCAGCCCCTGACGTTCTTCCAGCCGGGTAGCAACGCCAACGAGCTGCTGACTGTGTTCGAGAAGTTCTCGGCCCGCGCCGATGAGGACACCATGATCCCGCGCTACATGACGGGTGAGAACACACCGGGCGCTGGGCGCACCTCGTCGGGCCTGTCCATGTTGATCTCCAACGCTGGCAAGGGCATCAAGCAGGTCATCAGCAACATCGACCGCAACGTCATCGTGCCGTCCATCGAGCGTTTGTACCAAGACAACCTGCGCTATAGTAAAGACCCAGACCTGATCGGCGACGTCAAGGCCGTGGCCAAGGGCGCATCCAGTTTGGTCGTCAAGGAAGCCGAAGCCATCCGTCGCAACGAGTTCCTGACTTTGGTGCTCAACAGCCCAGTGGCCCAGCAGATCGTGGGCATGGACGGCGCAGCGGAGCTCCTGCGCGAGCAAGCTCGCAACCTGAGCGGCAATGTGAACCGGATCGTCCCAGACCGCCCAATGCTTACAGCCATGCAGACTCTGCAGCAGCAAAACGCTCAACTCCAAGAGCAGCTGGCCATGATCATGGGCGAACTCCAAGGCGGCGCACCCGGTGCTCCGGGCGTGACTCAGGGCCCAGCGCCGAAGAATATGTTGCCGGATGGGTCTCAGGTAGGGGGCAGGGAAATGGGTAACACCATGTCTCCGAGACCAAATGGTATTTAGCAGTTTGACTTTTTTTGAATTTGTTGTATAAAATCCACAAATGAAGACATTCATCGGCGCAAAGCCAGACCGGCAGCACATGCAAGCGTTGATTCGCTGCAAGCTGCAAGAAAATGAACCCTTGCTAGCGTTGTTCCGCGTAAAACTGGAAGAGATCAAAGCGTCTCTGGTAGTAGCGGAAGACCACGTAAGGATTCATCGTCTCCAAGGTCAGGCTCAGGCCTTATCAGATTTCCTCGAAGCGGTTGAAAAATCGTCAGAGGTCTTCGACCGGATCAAATGATCCGAATTTTGTAAATCCGCGCAAACCATTACGCAGACGGCAGACCGCAGTAGGAGCCTGAAGCAGAGTTGGAGCGACAAGGAGAATTGAATGGCATTGCCAAGACAAGTAGAAGCGCAGTTACGAGAACTGGAAGCACTGGAAAAGCAGCTCGCAGAGGGCCAGAATCCTGCACCCGCAGACCCTGATCCACAGCCAGCAGAGCCTCCCCAAGACCAACAGCCTCAGCCAGCTGAGCCCACACCTGTCGAGCCAACGCCGACACCGACTGAGCCCGTAGTCGCGGAAGAGAAATGGGAGCAGAAGTACAAAACCCTCAAGGGCATGTACGACGCCGAAGTTCCTCGCTTGCATGCAGACTTGCGTGATCTCAAGGCCCAAGTGGAGTCCCTCCGCAAAGCCGCAGAGACCAAGCCAGTTGAGCCTGCTAAGCCCGCAGCTCCGACAAAGTTGGTGACTGATGCTGATGTTGAAGCATTTGGTCAGGACTTGATTGAAGTCCAACGCAAAGTTGCCCGCGAAGTGGCAGCAGAGTTTCGAGGCGAGCTAGACGCCATGAGAGTCGAGAATGAGAAGTTGCGCGAGCAGCTGACCAGTACCGGCACCCAAGTGTCTGAAGCAAGTTTTGAGCAGCGCCTGTACCGTATGGTGCCGGACTTTGAAACAGTCAATGCTGATCCCAAGTGGATTGCTTGGCTCAACGAAGTGGACCCGCTGCTGCGAGCCCCCCGATCTTCTGTTGCACAACAAGCGTTCAACCGAGGCGATGCTGAAGGTGTTGCACACTACGTGGCGATGTTCAAACAAACCATTGCGCCCGTGGAGCAAAAAGCCGACAAGACCGATGAGCTTGAGCGTCAACTTCAGCCAAATCGTGGTGCCACGAGCGCCCCACCTACCTCTCAAAAGGGTAAGGTCTACACCAACTCGGACATCGAAAAAATGTTCCGTAAGGCAGCAGACTTGGGGACCAAAGGGCAAACCGACGCGGCAAAGAAACTTGAAGCTGAAATTGATGCTGCGTTCATGGAAGGTCGCGTAGTTGCGTGACCAGTGACACAGCGTTGAACCCAACCTGTTATTTTTAGGAGGCCATCATGGCTGCAGTTTATCCCGTCCAAGCCCCGTTCAATACGAACCCTTCGTACTCCGGCGCGTTCATTCCCACCCTGTGGTCCGGCAAGTTGCTGGCCAAGTTCTACCAGAACACCATGTTGTCGGAAATCGCCAACACGGATTATGAAGGAGAACTAAAGAATCAAGGCGATACCATCCGTATCCGTCTGGCTCCTTCCATCAGCATCTCTGACTACACTGTTGGCCAGAACCTGTCGTACGAAGTCCCCACTCCTATCTTCCAAGATATGCAAGTGAACAAGGGCAAGTACTTTGGCGTGCAAGTCAACGACGTGCTGTCTTATCAGTCCGACATGAACTTGATGAACATGTTCACTGAAGACGCTGCCAAGCAGTTGAAGATCAGCATCGAAAACGAAGTGTTCTTCAACAACATCGTGACCGAAGGCCCTGCCGCTGCCAACGAAGGCGCTACCGCTGGTGCTATCTCTGCTGCCTACAACTTGGGCACAGACATCGCTCCCGTGGACCAAGCCACTCCTGAGAACGTCTTGAAGGCGATCCTGCGTATGTCCACAGTGCTGGACGAGCAGAACGTGCCTGAAGATGGTCGCTGGTTGGTGATCAGCCCCTTCGACCGTCATCTGTTGATGCAATCCAACATCGCTCAAGCCTACTTCACTGGCGACGCTCAGTCGACCATCCGTAGCGGCAAGATCGGTATGCTGGACCGCTTCACTGTGTATGTGTCCAACTTGCTGCCTCGCGGCGCTGCTGGCAAGGCACTGGTTGCTGGTCTGTCTGACCCCGCCACTGGTGGTGCTGTGTCCAACGCTAAGGCTCGTCGTTTGATGGTCGCTGGTACCAAGGCAGCAATGTCTTTCGCCATGACCGTGAACAAGACTGAGCCCCTGCGTAACCAGATTGACTTCGGCGACATCGTCCGTGGTTTGGCTGTGTACGGTCGCAAGACTGTTAAGCCAGAAGCTCTGGTCGTTGCTCAAGTCGGCTCCGCCACTTGATGAAACGGGCCCCTCCGGGGGCCCTTTCTTTTTCATTTTTGGAGGTGTACCATGGGCACTTTTGCATATCAGCGCACCGTCGAAGGCCAAACGATGTCGTACACGACCATCGTCGAAAACCAAGACTTCTCTTACGCACGCATCATTGATGGCGTACCTGACGTGACCGAAGGCGAAGGCGAAGGCGAAGGCGAAGGCGAAGGCGGCGAAGAGTAATTTGCTGGCCGACACGGGGCTCTTCGGAGCCCCTTTTTACTTTATGGAGAATTGAATGAACGTAATTGATCTTCTGGCTCGCCTCGGCGGCGAAATCCTGTCCAACAAAGCTCGTGCTGTCATCAACGGCAAAATCGTGGTCCTCGCTCGCATGGATGGCAACGACTGGGTGTATACCGACGAAGGTCAGGCGCTGGCCAATGAACACTCCAACGCCGCAGTGGAGGAGGCCGCAGCCAAGCCAAAACGTACCAAGAAGACCTCCGGGCCAGCGGTTGAAACCCAGCCTACCCAAGAGCCCTCTACTGCTGTAGAATCGGCTGACATCCAGCTTGATGTCGAGTAAGGACGTCCATGAAAGCGATCAGCGAATTTTTCTCACGCCTCATCCCCTACGTGCCGGGATGCTCTGAGCCATTGGCTCAGCAGGCGCTGCTGGACTCCGCTATCGCTTTTTGCGAAGCGTCTCAGGTGATCAGACACGACCTCGACGTGTTTAACACCGTGGTGGGCCGAGCATCTTATGAGCTCGACCTGCCGTCTCAGCAACAACTAGCTCGAATCCTCCTCGTCAAAGTTGGCGACCAAGAAATTTACGCTGAGCTGGCTGAGTCTCGCGGGTATCCGCCTGAAGCTGACGCCATCCCTACAGCGTTCTTCACAACGCGCAATGACTCCGAGCTGTTCTGCCAGCTCTACCCCGTTCCAGACGCTGTGTATCCAGTGCGCGTGCGCGTGGCGCTGCGCCCCACCAAAAACGCAACGCAGATCGAAAACGATCTCGTCGATTACTGGACTGACCCCATTGTCGATGGTGCCATGGCTCGTATTCTGGCCATCCCAGACCAGCCGTTTTCTGACCTGAACAAATCAATGATGATGCGTGCCTCCGCCGCACGGGCCACGCACAACGCTCGCATCGAAGGCAACTACGGTCGTGTGCGCGGGTCCATGCGCGTAAAACAGCGTCCCATCGCTTGAGGTAAGCCATGACTACACCCGCACAGACCATCATTCAAAGCGCAGCCGAGACGCTCCAAGACTTGAGCGCTACGCGATGGAGCACTGCTGAACTCGTCCGCTATTTGAACGCTGGCCAGCTTGAAACTGTGATGCTGCGCCCAGACTCAAACACTGTAAACGCTACATTCAGTTGTGTGGCTGGCGCAAAGCAGACGCTTCCCACAGCCGCAGCGCGTTTGCTTGACATCACACGCAACGTGGCACCAACAAGCTCCAAAGGCGCTGTGCGCTTGATCAACCGCAGCTTGCTTGACAACCAGATTCCCAACTGGCAAGCAGAGTCCGGCACGGTCAACATAAAACATTACATGATGGACCCAACGGACAGGACCACGTTCTATGTGTACCCTCCAGCCGTAGCCACAGCACAGGTCAACATAGTTTACGCCGCATACCCCACGGCTGTAACTATTCCCTCGTCAGGCACCACATTCTCTGCCGTTACAGGCAATATCGCCCTCCCCGACATCTTCGCAAATGCGCTGGTCGACTACGTCTTGTACAAGGCGTTCGCCAAGGACGCTGAGCAAGCTGGTAACGGGGCGCGATCACAAGCACACTACGCTGCATTTGGCACTGCGCTAGGCGTAGAGCTACAATCTGCTGTCGGTGTAACCCCCAGTCCCCGGGGCAACCCAACCCGTGCGGGTTACCCGCTCTTTTTAGGAGAAAACCATGTCTAAATCCAACGCCTTTGAGACCGACTTGCTTGGCCTCATTTTCAACGGCACCGCTATCAGCACCATCGCTGACAACGCAGCTTCTTCGCCTCTGACTAACTTGTATTTGGCTCTGCATACCGCAGACCCGGGCGAGGCTGGCAACCAGTCTACTAGCGAGATCAGCTACACAGGCTACTCCCGTGTGGCTGTGGCCCGTACTTCTGGCGGCTGGACAATCACTGGCAACTCTGTGAGTCCTGTGGCTGCTATCGAGTTTGGTGAGATGACTGGCGGCGCTGGCGGCACTGTGACTTACGCTTCGATTGGTACAGCATCTACTGGCAACGGTAATATTTTGTACAGCGGCGCGTTGACACCCACAATCGCGGTTGCTCTGGGCGTGTTGCCCCGCATTAAGAACACATCGACCATCACCGAAGACTAAGTAGTACCCCGTCATGTTGGCCCTCGACCACGAGTTAGGTTTTTCCGAAATTGCTCTGGTTGAGTTGGCCGGGGGTACGCTCACGTCTTTTGCAGACCTGAACGCCAACGGGTTTGACGGCTCAACGCTTCTTTTCGATGCTGTTGGCAGTATAGATTTTGCCATCGCAGGGCAAAGTACCAGCTCTCTTGAAATCAATGCCTACGCCCAACTGGGGCTGAGTACGTCCGGAT